ACCATCTTCTAATATGGGATACATATCATCTGTAACAGAAGCCCGTAAGAAACTTGAAGAGATATATAAGTCTCTATAAGACTTATAGCTAATACCTTATCTTCAAACCCAACAAAGGTATTCTACTGGTAATTTAGAATGTTGTCAACACCTTTTGTGATGTGTTATAATAAGAACAACTAATAAAACAAAATAATTAAAAAAAATGTCAAAAAAGAAATCAGAACATTATGTAAACAATAAAGAATTGTTAGAAGCATTGATTAATTATCGTGCTAAAATTGCTACAGCACAAAAGAAATATATTGAAAAATATGGTAAAAATCCACCAAGAACGGGTAATTGGGAAGGAAAACCACGAATACCAAATTACTTAGGAGAGTGTTTTCTTAAAATTGCAACTCATTTATCATATAAACCAAACTTTGTAAATTATATGTTTCGTGAAGATATGATTTCAGATGGAATAGAAAATTCAGTTCAATATATTCATAATTTTGACCCAGAAAAGTCAAGTAATCCTTTTGCATATTTTACTCAAATTATTCACTATGCATTTTTAAGAAGAATTCAAAGAGAAAAGAAACAATTAGACATTAAATCTAAAATTATTGAAAGAACTTATTTCGATGAAGTGATGGTGGTTGACGATAATCTACTTTCAGGTAATAATAGTGACTACAACTCAATCAAAGATAACATTTCATACAGGAGTGCAAACAAATAATGCGTCTAGCTATATTGACAGATACACATTGGTCGTTTAAAAGGTCTTCTCGTTATATGCACGATTATTTTGAATTATTTTATAAAAATGTATTTTTTCCAACATTAGAAAAAGAAGGAATTGATACGGTTATTCATATGGGAGATGCATTTGATAATCGTAAGAGTATTGATTTTGGTGGACTTGATTGGACACGAAGAGTTGTTCTTGACCCACTATCAAAATATAATGTTCATATGATTGTTGGAAATCACGATATTTTTCTTCGCAATTCTACTCAAATTAATTCACCATCTCTTCTTCTTAAAGATTATCCAAATATCAAAACTTATAGTTCTCCAACAAATACAAAAATTCAAGATATTGATGTAACTCTCATTCCTTGGATTTGTGAAGATAATTATGATAATACGCTTAAAGTAATTCAAAAATCAAAAGCAAAAGTTGTTTTTGGTCATTTAGAACTTCAAGGATTTCGTGTAAATAAAAATTTGGTAATGGAAGACCACGGAATGGATTCAAAAATTTTTGATAAGTTTATAAAAGTTTTTTCAGGGCATTACCATACACGTTCAAACAATGGAAAGGTATTTTATCTTGGAAATCCTTATGAAATGTTTTGGACTGATGTTAATGATACTCGTGGATTTCACATTTTTGATACAGAAACATTAGAACATATTCCAGTAAATAATCCGTATAAATTATTTTATAATGTTTACTATGAGGATACTCCTTGTCAATTATTTGATTTTAGTGAATATAAAAATAAAATTGTAAAAGTCATTGTTCGTAAAAAAACAAAACCAAAAGATTTTGAAAAATTTATTGATAAGTTTTATAGCGTAGGTGTTCAAGAATTAAAAATTGTTGAAAATTTTGATATACAGGAAAATGAAGAATTTGTAATTGACGAAGAAGAAAATACGATTTCAATTCTTTATAGATATATTGATGAATCTGATTTTGAATTTGATAAAGAAAAAATTAAAAATATATTTCAAGAACTTTATTTACAAGCTTGCGAAGTAGAGTAATGTTTCTTCTAACACTTAAAGACAGAAAAGATGACGGTGCATATGCAGTTCAAGATAAATTAGGTCGTAAGGTTTTGTTTTTATTTGAAGAAAAAGATGATGCATTGAGATATGCATTAATGTTAGAAGACGAAAAAGAAACTGAAATGAGTATTGTTGAAGTTGATGATGATGTTGCAATAAACACCTGTAAGATGTATAATTACTATTATGCTGTAATAACTCCTGAAGATATTGTGATTCCTCCTAAAAATGATTAATTTTAAAAAAATTAAATATAAAAATTTTTTAAGTACAGGTAATAATTGGGTAGAAATTGATTTTAATAAACATCACACAAATTTAATAGTTGGGAAAAATGGTGAAGGTAAGTCAATCTTATTATGTGCTCTTACTTTTGCTCTCTTCAATAAGAGTTTTAGAAAAATTAATAAGAATCAATTAGTAAATAGTGTAAATGAAAAAGATTGCTTAGTAGAAGTAGAGTTTTCAATTAATAATAAAAATTACTTAGTAAGAAGAGGAATTAAACCTAATATTTTTGATATTGAAATTGATGGCGTTCTTTTACAGAAAAAATCAGACGAAAGAGAAAATCAAAAAGTTTTAGAAGAAAATATCTTAAAAGTTAATTATAAGTCTTTTACTCAAGTTGTTATTATGGGTTCAAGCACTTTTGTTCCTTTTATGCAACTACCAGTAGCACATAGAAGAGAAGTTATTGAAGACCTTTTGGATATTCGCATTTTTTCTTCAATGAATTCTTTAATTAAAGAAAAGATACGTTCCCAGAAAGAACAAATTAAATCTTTAGAAATTTCAAAAGAAAATCTAAAAGAAAAAATATTAATGCAAAAGAATTTTATTGAAGAACTTGAAAATCGTGGAAATGCAAATATAAATTTAAATAAAAATAAAATCATCAAATTAGATGGGGAAGTATCTACTTATCTTATTGAAAATGCAAAGATTGAAGAAAGTATATTTAAATATACTAAAGAACAAGAATTTGTAATTGGTGTTGAAGGTAAGTTAGAAAAATTAAATAATTTGAAAGGAAAATTATCACAAAAGGTATTTGCAATTACTGAGGAGCATAAGTTTTTTAGTGAAAATACGGTATGCCCTACTTGCACTCAAAACATAGAAGAAGAATTTAGATTAAATAGAATTGAAAATACAAAAAATAAAGCAAAAGAACTTCAACAAGGATTTAAAGAACTTGAGAATACTATTAAATTAGAACAAGAAAGAGAACGTCAATTTTTAGAATTATCTAAAGAAATTACAAAACTCAATAATGAAATTTCTAAGAACAATACTCGGATTTCACTTAACCAAAGACAAATCAGAGACTTTGAACAGGAAATTCAAACTATTACCGAACAACTTGAAAATAGAAATACTGAACATAAAAAGTTAGAAGAATTTCAAGAAAATCTTCAAAAAACTTTTACTGAATTATCTAATAATAAAGAAAAAATTCTTTATTATGATTTTGCATATTCTTTACTTAAGGATGATGGAGTAAAAACTAAAATTATTAAAAAATATCTTCCTTTTATCAATCAGCAAGTAAATCGTTATTTGCATATGATGGACTTTTACATTAATTTTGAATTGGATTCTGAGTTTAATGAAACTGTAAAGTCACCAATTCACGAACATTTTTCTTATAGTTCTTTTAGTGAAGGAGAAAAAGCAAAAATAAATCTTGCTCTTATTTTTACTTGGAGAGAAGTTGCAAGAATTAAAAATTCGGTAAATTGCAATCTTATGATTTTTGATGAAGTTTTTGATGGTTCATTAGATGAATTTGGAACGGATAACTTCCTAAAAATCATTCGTTATGTTATAAAAGATGCAAATGTTTTTGTGATTTCTCATAAACCAGATTTACAAGATAAGTTTGAAAATACAATCAAATTTGAAAAGAAGAATGGTTTTACTCACAAAACTGAACTATAGGACACTTTGAGAACTGGACTACTTGACTTTTATAAGTATAGATAGTATTATATTCTCATAAGCATAAGACCAATGCAAGTTCCAAATCGTCATCATCATTCTAAAAAGGAACAAAAAAGAAAACTCAAACCTCAAGCATTGCGACAAGCAAAAGCACGTCGCCAAGCACTTAAGAAACGTCTCAATCAACGAGACGTTTTTTTTTTATAAATAATTAGAAAGTTTTTTAGAAAAAATGAGAGACCAAGAAATTGTAGGACTTTGGGAAGCTTATAGTTCCATTTATGAATCTCCTGACAGTGACGTAGTTAACGAAAATATACAGGATAAAGTTAGGGGTGCTTTAGATACAGGTGTTGAAATTGGAAAAAAGATACAAAAAAATCCTGTTCTTGGACCTCTTATGTCTATACTGAAACCAGTTCGTCCTGGTACAGGTACAGATAGGGGTCCTGTTACTCCCACACATCATAATGTTGCAAATCGCCAAGAACAATTTGAAACTTGGGTAAATGACCTTGTAGAAGAAGGTTATGATTTAAGTGATTATACTTGGAATGATATGTATGAGATTTATATGGAAGAAGTAGAGCAACTTGATGAAACCCGCACAGACCCAAGAGGTCGCCCAGCTTCTGGACCTATGAATGTTTATGGTGGGCGTGGGAGAGATGCTGGTCCTGGTGGTTCTGGTGATGAAAGAACCGATAGAATGGATGTCGCTCAAAGAAGAGTAAATGCAACTCAACCAGCAAATAAAGGAAGATCTGCTAGCCGCTTACACACTCTTTATAGTTGGAGAAGAAGAGGATCCATCGCTGGATCAGAAGAAGGTCCTGGACCAAAATCTCCAAAGAGAGGTGGTCGTAAGGGTCGTGGTGCTGAAACTGATAGAGGAAGTGGAAACGCTGCTGCTCGTAGAATGAGAGAAGAGTTTGAAGGTGATCTCTTTGATTACATTCTTGAGCACTTAGTTGCCGAAGGTTATGCTGATACCAATGATGCAGCACTATCAATTATGGCAAATATGAGTGAGGATTGGAGAGAGAGTATTGTTGAAGTGTCTGAGAGGGGTCAAAAACTGGCATGGGAAACGGGACAGGCTGCTAATAGAGCACTCTCAAGAACTACTGATCCAAAGAAAAGAGACGCACTTCACGGTCTTTCATACGCTGCCAGTAGTCGTTCCATAGGTGGTGAATATCCAGATACTCCTGA